TATGGCGGGGGCTTTCAAAGATGCCGCAGCAAATATGAAAGACTATGCAGTAAATATTAGAAAAGTGTTCCCACCTAATAAGAAAGGATAACAATATGATAAAGACATTAGAAGACATCCTCGCACTTGAGGATATTGATAAGAAGATTAGCTATCTCAAGAAGGGCAGGCGCAATCCTCTCCCCGACACATCAGCAAATCTTGCTGATTGGGACATGAAGAAACACGACATCATGAACCCAGAACTTTACAAAAAGATTAAAGTCCTTGTAAAGATGGAGGAAGATCATTTTGATGGCGAGAAAAAAACGACAATCCCTGCACAATATGAGATGAAAGAGCCTAACCGCATTGCAATTCCTATTGAGCAGGATATAGTAAATATCCATACCGCCTTTTGTGTAGGCACAGAACCCACGCTTGACTGTACCCCCGAAGACGATGGAGAGAAGAATGTGTTTGAAACCATCAAGCAGATATTCAAGAAAAACAAGCTGAAATTCCAAAACCGCAAGTTAGTCCGTTCGTGGCTATCAGAGCAGGAAGTGGCGGAGTATTGGTATGTTGTCAAAGATGATGGTTTTTGGGCGCAACTAAAGCGCAGAATTGCGTCCCTATTTGGGAATAAAGTACCAGAGTATCAGTTAAGGTCGCAAATATGGTCGCCCTTCCGTGGTGATACATTATATCCTTTCTTTGACGATAACGGCAACATGATAGCTTTCTCTCGTGAGTATAAGAAGAAAGACTTAGACGGCAACGAACACACCGTATTCATGACTATTACCGCAGATAAGGTATATCAATGGGAACTTGATAAAACATGGTCAGAGAATGTAGAGCGTACGTTTGCACATCAGCTTCAGAAACTCCCCGTCATGTATGCCTTTCGCCCCGAGCCGTTATGCGCTAAGGTTAAGCAGCTACGCATCCGCTTAGAGAAGTGTTTGAGTGGCTATGCGGATTGTATAGATAACCACTTCTTTCCACTCCTTATGCTCTTTGGAGAGTTGCAACCCGACAATTTGAGCGGTGATGCAAGAAATAGAATGATGCAGCTGACAGGAGATGGTGCAAATGCGCAATACCTCACGTGGAATCAATCCTCTGACCCTATTAAGGTGGAGATTGAAACCTACTTTAATCAGATTTACGGACTGACGAATACCCCTCGTATATCATTCGACCAACTCAAAGGTACGGGCAATGCTCTCAGCGGTACGGCTTTCCGATATGTTTTCATGGCTGCTCACATGGCAGTACAGAACCATGCAGAGGAATTAGGAGAGTTTTTCCAAAGACGTGTTAATTTCCTTACGTCTGCTATTGGTACGCTGAACACATCACTTGAAGCCGCAAGTAAGACGGTGAACATCGAGACGGAGATTGTTCCTTTCATGATTGATAGCGAGCGTGACAAGGTTGAGACCGCTGCCGCTGCTGTCAGTGGTGGCGTGTGGTCAATGGAGCATGGAGTTGCCTATTGCTCTAACTATGGTGAGTTACAAGACGAACTACAGCAAATCAAAGAAGAGAAAAAGGTAACTCAACCAACAACACAAACGCAAGAATAGCTTCATTATATAACTGTTTATGCATTATTTCAGCCGTCTGTACGTGAGTATAGGCGGCTTTTTATTACAACCGTCTTATTGTCATTTCTCATCCACTGAAAAACACAAATCTCCCTTTTATAATGTGTAATTTTGAACAAAAGATTGTTTCAGGATAACACTTTATAAAGTATGAACATTTACGAGCAAATTTTGGCAGGACTTAAAACCAAATTCCAAGGGGTTGAGGATGCCACCCTTCAGCGTATCGCAAGCAAGAAAGCTGAAGGAGTAACGGACGAGAGCAAGGTAAACTCTATCGTTGAGGGTATCTCCTTTCAAGACGTACTAACAAGTTATGGCGACTATCGGGCTGATGGTGCGCAGAAAACCGCAGTTTCCAACTACGAGAAGAAGCACAACATCAAGGACGGAAAGCCAATCGAGGAACCAAAAACACAAGACCCACCAACAGACCCTAAGCCTAATGAGCCGCAGGATTTGGCTGCACAGATTGCAGCAGCGTTGGGAACGGCACTGAAACCACTCACCGACCGCATGGACGCAATGGACGCAAAGACAAAGGCGGACGCTCGCAATGCGCAGATTGACGAGGTGGCAAAGTCATTTGGTATCCCCGAATTTGCCTACAAGGGCAAACAAATCGCAGATGATGCAGACCTTAATCAGTACTTCACGGACTTGAAACAGGAGATGCAGAATAGCGGTTTTCAGTTCGCAAAGTCTCCCGAAGAGGGAAACCACGAACACAAAAGCGAAGTGAACTCCATTGCTGAACAAATCAACAAGGGGACACAAGAAATTGTAGAACAAAACAAAAAGTAATTTATGGCAGGATTTAAGTACAATTTGCCACCTAAAGAAGAGCAGGAAGAGCGTTACGACGTATCTACTGGTCTTCGCCGCCGTGGCAATTACGTTCTTGATGTCGCAGGATTGGCAGTAGGCAGCTATGTACCTTCATTCACTCCTATTGCAGCCGACCTCAAGGCAAAGACCGCAAAGATTGTGGTGAATGTTCTCGTAAAGGAGAATGTTGGTGCAACTGACACCAAAGGGAAGATTGCTAAGGGCTCATACGTTGTTATGGGAACTATCCTCGGCAATGGCACCAAGGGGGCAATAGTTAACGCCATTGACAAGTCAAAGGCAGAGTATGACGAACTCACACTCAGTGCAGCTATGGGCGCATTAAAGACGGGTGATGTTTTATTTGAGGCTAAGGCAGCAGATGGCACTACCCCTAAGAATGTCGCTAACTCCGCACTTTATGAAACTCATAAGGTTGCAGACGGCATTAACTGCGTTGCACTCTTACAGAGAGCATTTGAGATTGAACCCGAGAAGTTGGTAACTCCTTTCTCTGCAAAGGATAAAGCCAATCTTCCTCACTTCCAGTTTAACGAGTAAAAGAAAGGACATATTATGACATTGACTATTCAATCATTATTTAACGAGCCTGCTATCGTAGGTGCAGTTATTAATCGTGTCCTTCAAACAAGAACGGACGCTATCTATTGGCAGGAGTTCCTCGACTGGCGTAAGACCACCACACGAGTATTCAAGGACTACATCGGTTCCGTCCGTGGCGTGATGGCAGGCTCTATCAACTCGCAGTTTGGTGAGAAGCCAATCCGTGAGCGTAGAAACATTGGTGAGGGGTATGGTGAAGTCGCTTATCTTGGTGACCGCTATCAAATGAGTGTAGACCGCCTTTCTGAGTTGCAGGACTTGCTCGATAAGTACAACGAAGCAAACGCTGCTGGACAAGTTTCAGCACTTAACGACATTATCGCATTTATCTACGATGATTATCGTCAAGTTATGCTTGCTGCTCATAAGCGCATGGATTTGGTTGTTGGCGACCTCCTTATGACTGGTAAGGCTTCTGTTCGCAACAAGGACAAGGCTGTATCAGAGCAGAACGCTACGGAGTTCCTCAACATCGAACTTCCTATGAATGCTATTGAGTTGCATGATAGTGACGTTATCGACGGCACAAAGAAGAAGATGGTTACTTATCTCATGAACAAACTCAATGAGCTTGCCCCTGACTTCGGTAAGTACGCAAAAATGGTGATGAGCCGTGGTACATTCGTTAAGCATATCATCGGCTCTTCGGAGTTTGGCGACATGTTTAAAATGCAGCTTGGTTCTAATCAGTTGTACCTCTCAACAGGTTTGATTACATCCGCATTAGCTTCTGACCTGTTCACAGGCATTGGTCTCCCTGCTATAGAAATCAAGGATGACTATGTCAAGGAGCAGAACGGCAAGAACGTGCAGGTTTACGCAGACGGCCATATCACCCTCTTGCCACAAGAGAAGATTGGATACATGCGCTACCACACGCCGTATGAGCAGACCGACCCTGTGCCTGGCATGACCTACACTCCAACGGGTGATGGTGATATGCTTGTAGCTGCTAATCGTGACCATAACGGGCGTTACTTAGAGTACACCGCAGAGTGGATACCACAGATTGCAGACCCGACGCTTATTACAACTTTAGACCTTACTAAGTTGACGAAATGAACGTAAGGAAGTACATATCAGACAAGTTTCAGTCTTTCGGTATACAAGTGTCGGAAGCTGACTTGTTGGATATGTCTCTCAATGCAAAAATGGATATTGATGATGATGTAACAGCAGATGGGCTTGATGCTATCTCTGTTGCTATCGCTCGTTTTATTCCATCACTTTTGCTTCGTGCGACATCAATTAGCGAGAGTGGTTTTTCTATGTCGTGGAATATTCAAGGCATAAAGGACTATTATTATCTCCTATGTAAGCAGTACGGGCTAAAAGACGAACTCAACGACAATAAACCGAAGATACGCATTTTATGATATTCGCGCCACACATATTGCAGGTCAAGAGGGTGACACCACTCCAAGAGGACGAATATGGACATCCTATCCCTAACACGGGGGGCGAAGAGTGGGCAACACTCTGTAAGTGCCGTTGTGATGACAACACCACAAAAGAGTTTAACTCTCCTAATGGTGAGGTGTACAGACCTAACTACCACGTAGTATGTGAGATAAATGTCGATATTAAAGCAGGAACAGAGGTTAGATGTCTTGATGGAGAAAGCGTACGAGGAGAAGGAAAGGTTTACATTGTGAAGAACGCTAACTATTTCAATAACTCTGAATTATGGTTATAGATAGTGATTTCTCCGATGTAGATGAGTTCTTTGATGACATAAAGTGGGAGGTTCAGAAAGGTATGATAGACGTGGGCGATGCGGCTGTAAAGGATGCAGAAGAAAGCGGAACATACCAAGACCACACACTCACATTGAGAACGTCCAATACATTCGATGTAGACAAGGACGGACTGACATTAGAGAACACCGCTCCTTACGCATCTTTTGTCGAGGCAAAGGGATTTGTAGTATTGAGTGACCCTGCATTGAGAGCAGAGAAGAAACTAAAAGAAATGTTTGAATGATATGAATTTCGGAGAAGTTATTACATCCCTGCAAGATGGGAAAGTCGTAAGACGCAGCATTTGGGGTGATGGCATTTGTGTTGTCAAGCAGATAGATTCTGACATCGAATCTGACATTGTACCAAAGATGCAAAGCCTTCCAAATGACGCAAAGAGATTTGTGTTGGCAAGCGACACGAAAACTATTCATTACCGCAGCCAGTGTTTGAAACTGAAAAGGTATGCTGATGGCGGTGTTGTCGCTACGAATTACGTCCCAAATTGGCTTGACATCTTTGCAAATGATTGGGAGATTGTAACTGAATAGAACTTATGATAGTAACTACCGACATAGCAGATATTCTATACCGAGATTGCAAGGCGTTTGGGATAGAGATAGTTCCTTTTGGCAAGACCATTAATGGGGAGTTGAAAGATGAACGCATTACTATCCACGTGAAAGGACAGACACCGAGCAAGTATTGGGAGAAGTGCTTTTGTGAAGTCAATCTGTGTGTTCCCGATTTGGGGGTGAAAATTGCCAACACACTCCGATTAAAGGAATTAGAGCGAAAGGCAAAAGAACTCTTCAAAAGCGTAACAGATGAGTTTGACGGAACAAGGTACAACTATGAGATAGATACTATCCACATTGAAGCGGACACTGCTTTGAAGTGCCATTTTATTAATTGTAGAATATTGTTTAACGCATTAAACGTAAAGTAAATATGGGAAAAATTTCAGCTGTCGGCATTAAGAAGATTTTTTATGCTGACATTTCCGTAATCAAGAATGACCTTACCGCAGCAAGTGCAAGTATAATCATCAAGGCTGCTAAGACAGCTAAGAATGAGGTAATGAACGTGCATGGTGAGACATGGAACATTGAGGAGAGCGAGGCTTCTGTTACTCCATACAAGAACCAGCTCACAGGTCAAGCATACCGCTATGACACCACTCAAGGCGAGATTACGCCCCAGTTCTCAATCGGTCAGTATGACTATGCTGCCAAAGCTGCTCTTATGGGTGGAGAAGTCATCAAGAAGGGCGGTGCAGGTGCTGACAAAGATGACATCGTTGGTTGGAAGCGAGCTACTGACAAGGTTGTCATCAAGAAGGCTCTATTCTGTCTGACTGAGGACGATGTATGGTTCATCTTCCCTAATTGTCAGATTGTAGCACGTGAGGCGAACACCGACAAGGCTATCGCTATTGCAGTCAAGGGTCTTGTTCAGGCTCCTACTGCTGATGGCGTGTCACCAGAGTATAACTTTGACGAGTCAGAGGTAAAGGCTTTGGCATAAGGTAAAGTTTTAGGGGTAACATCGGGGTGGAACGTGGCTAAAAGACCACCTCCACCCCTTTTTATTTTTATTATGAGTAAAGCAAGTAAATTAGTATCAGATGCAATCTTAGGCAATGATTATGCGATTGTCTATGTGAATAATCAAGCATATGCTATCCAACCTCCTACGATTAAGCGGTTGGCAGGTGCTATATCGTGTATCAGTGACATAAACTTATCAGAGGGTAGCTCAGTAAAAGAGATGCTCCTATCGGCAAAGGATAGTGAAGCATACGCAAAGGCTCTCTCGTGGCTTATGGCAGGCGATTTATCCAAGACAAAGGAATTATGCAACGGAACACTTGATGAGGTCGTAGATGCGCTTGCAGCAGGTTTTGACCTTATTGGCATCGCCCCTTTCTTGAAAGCTGTCAGTTTGACGAAGAACGCAAGCCTGCTGGCAGCAACACCGAAGTAGTCGGGAATAAGACACTTTTAGGGCAAATAGCGTCATTCATAGATAGCTTGCATCTGACGTATGACGAAGTAGTTAATCAAATTCCTTATCGCAATCTCATTATTATGCAGAAAGATAAGCAACATGAAGCTTTCGGTGACGTGGTAAAGAAGATCAGCGGTAAGGAACTCGCAAACAGAAGAAGAAAGTAGATATGGCAGAATTGAAATTCCGTATACAAGCGGACT